AATTCTATAAAGGATAAATTGTTTGGTCCGTAGGGAAATTCTCTAAGAAATTTAAAACCTAAAAACCTAAGTAACTTGATATGGACTTTGTTTCTCTTATCAACAATGTTCCACAGTAACTTTTCTTTTCTTGCATTCACATAACGCTTTGCTTCTCTAGCAAAGGTATGAGGATATTGGTAAATAGCTGGCGTACAAAGCATCCAGATCTGTCCATCTTTATGGACTCCTGCCATGCCTGCTATGTCTCCGTTAGGTACCTCAAAATAAACTGAGTCGCAGTTTTGATAACCTACGATCAGTGCATTTTCAGGATCATGTCCATGACCCTCTGTAACTTCCCTACGGTCATCTGGTAATAAATTAGAAGCTACCTGTAAGGCAGCCTCTAACGTTGCTTCATGTATATATTTAGACACGAGTATAATATGGTGGTGTGTAAACTCCTTCCCAAGTGAGGTTATGTATTGTCGCTGGGGTTGGGTGGGTAGATTCTATGGTTAATGTTGCGTTCTTATTTTTCTGATAAAAAGGTATTACTCTTTGTTGTACGTCGTCTTCAATTTGTGTAGCTTGATGATAAACAGCTAAATGTTCAAACTCTTCTTCATAAATTGGATTACTAGAAGATGGTAAAAAATTTGAATCCACAATAGCTTTATATCTACCTACTGGACCAAATCCCATTTTTATTCTATGGATAATAGTATTAGCACTTGAGTCAGATTTAAAGTTTTCTCCGTCTTTTGTTGAGTAATACAATGTTGGGAGTTTTACTTTCATAGTAAAGTCGTAACCAATTAAAAAATTTTGATTAGTCCAATTACCATCTAAATAAAATTTATTATCTGCATTATTATTTTGGGTTGCACCACCCAGCGTACGTACTTTTATTACTTGTTGGTCATTTCCTACAGCCGAAAATCCTATTCCTACATTTTCTCCTAATTGATTATCATTAGTAGATAGTTTTATTTGATTTGTAGAATCAGGAACTTCATTAATTACTACTCTAAATATATAATCGGTTGGAAAGTAAAAATTACCATATCTTAAAGGTAGTGCACCAATTGGTTCATAGCTTACTAGATCTCCTTGTGAAAGCCCATGATTTGGAATATTGAAAACAGTCTGAGTAACACCACTACTAACGATATTAAAAGAATCTTTTGTTTTAAGGTTGAAGTACTTAACTAAATTTTGTGCATATTTACCAATTTGTAGTGAAACATCATTATCGTAAGCAGCAAAATTATAACCAGTATTAAAAGCTGAAGGTAACCCACTTAAAACAGTTTTATCTAGCTGATTGAAATAAGTTGCATTAATAGCTGTATATCCTGTTGGTACTGAACTTGAAGCTTTAGTTGAAACTTTAGTTAAATTATCAAGATGTAGAAGATACTCTTTTTCTCGATTAACTGATAATGCTGTACTTGTATCACTGTTAAAGGAATTAATAAATGGTGTGTCAGTTTCTCTTTTTATTGAAAATTTTTGCAAAAATTGATTACCGTTAATCATATTTACTACATACAAAGCATCGTCTTGCATACAGTGATATTGAATAGAACCTGTAAATGTCCATTTAAACCAAGAAGCTAACTTTCTTTCAAATACCTGATCGAAATATCTAAATCCATAAAGAACCTGTGTTCCTTTTTCACTAAAAAATATTATTGAGTTTTCTTTAGAGTTAGATATGTACTTAAGATCTTTATTAAACAGCTTGCTTACTACTGCACTTTGTTCAATTACTTGTGGTTCACCTTCTCTTTGTATACTAGTCATTTCCCAGAATCTGGAATACTGACCAGCATTATCTAAGAAAGCGATAGTAGTACCCATAGAGATTGGGTTAGTAGTGTAGTTAAAGTTATAACTTGACAGTGCGTTTATCTTTGCAGTTAATGGAGTAAAGGCATCACTATCTGTAGTCAACATAAACTGTTGAGTTCTAGTGAATAAGACTAAACCTGTATTAACTTCAATACCATCGTAAAGAGTCGCTGGGGTATCAGAACTAGAAGAAATATCTATCGGATCACTTGCAATAAATTGAATTGCAGATTTAGAAAAGAAGTTAGTAAAGTCTCCTGCTCTTGAAAGAACAATAAATTCGTCAGCAAGTATTGCAAACCTGTTTCTGAAGAATAGAAGTTTGTTTATCTGTTTACCTACAAACGAAGGTTCAGGGTTAGTGTCTTCATCACCTACGGCAGCATCGTCCCATTTTGGAACTTTAGGTTGTGTAACTCCTCCAATACTATATGTAGATCCATCTAATTCAGTTAACCTGAAATTACCGTCTGCTGTTCTTATTAAAACAACTGGCATTGTAGATTTTTTTAGTTCTATCTTTCTTCCCGGTTTAGCACACTCTGACCATACTCCTTCACCATCTTTTTCATTATGTCCTTCAAACATTACGTAGTAATTATCTTCTTCAGCAGCACTATTAATTACTTCAACAACCATTCCATGTTTACATTGTGTAGGTAGATCTCCAACATCAAAAACCCTACCAGCTACTACATTTAATAATTCACTTACTGGAGTTGAACCGTTAAATTTAGCTTCTGAATTGAATTGCCAATTATTTATTGGTGCTGGTCCAGTTGTATGTGTAGGCGCAGTACCACCAGTTACAGTACTTGTAGCTCTATAAATATTTTCTCCACTTGTTACTAATTGACCAGAGGTATAAGTAGTACTGCTTGACCAAGGATCTGGTCTTTTAATATATAATCCATTACCTATTATTTGAATATCAGTTGCATTAAAATTATTACCGTCAGCAATAATTGCAGATCTTATATCACCAAGAATACTTTCAGCAGTAATTGTTGTTTTTGCATCAAATGGTGTTGGTTGTGGTCTTGCTAAAGCTAAATTTCCTTGAATAACAGACGTACTATGAGACTCTACAGTCACTTTGTAATAACCATCTTTCATCCATACAAAGAAATAATCACCAGTTATCCACCCTTCACCACCATGAAGTAAATCATGTGTTGTTGTGTACCTAGCTTTATACACTGTAGATTGACTTTGTCCACTTCCTGTTGAAAATGGCACTGACTGACCAGTTGTAGATATACGAAAGTAGAGGTTTGTTGGTGAGGTATCTCTAGCACCTTGCGAAACAAGTTGATCTACATTTTGTTCATGATTTCCTGCTGTTCCAGCATCATGCTTAACATCTATTTGATACTTAAAGTTATCTCCTTTACTCTCTAAACTTACACTAACTCCTTTTTCGTTAGTAACATTAACACCTTGGTTATAAGTTATTGAACCTATTTCGGCAGGACTACCACTATTGTAAGTTATTCCACCAGTAGCATTTTCATCAGTAAGAACCTTCTTATCAGCGATATCAAAGATACGTGTTCCTACGTTTGGTGCAAAAGCATCTCTACCATCTCCAGCAGTTTCATCAGTTGGATTAAATAACTCACTGCCATCACTTTCAAGATCATTGTAAGTCGTATAATTATCTCTCAAGCTATGTGGTGTTAAATATCCTGAAGTTGTACCATAATTATTACTTGAACCAATTAGTTCAACACGTATTCTTGTTGCTGTAGTTACAGTCCTAACATCTTGATTACTAAATAAATTTAAAGAATACTGTTTGGCGTAGGAAATACTTTTTAACTCCACATACATTTCTTTCTTAAAGTTTGTATCTGGTTCAGTAGTAGTATCCATCTCAACAGTTTTTGTTCTGTTGTTTAGATAGGTAAAGTCATTGAGAGTTAGTGTTTGTATGTCTTCTTCACCTGTGTGATATAAATATTTACCTGATCCACTTCCAGTAGTTGCATCCACCACATTGACTGATGCTCCAGCTTGGTGAATAGTTGCACCTGTATCTGGGTCTTTAACTTCAACACATGCCCACATTCTGACAGTACCGTCTTGTGCTATTTGTCCTATGTATTGTTCGTTCTCATCTCTGTAGTAATGAAACCATCTACCAGTAGTAGTTGCACCAGTTAAAGATCCCACAAACTCTCCAGCCGGTCTTTTCAGTAATCCCTGAGTTATGTTAGGTAGTGCATTCTCCATGTCAGTAACCTGACCGGGAATCTTTTGTTCGTCAGGTTGTTGTGAGATACCTTGAGTTAACGAATGAATTGTTTGTGTGACATTTGCCATTAGCGTCTAAGTGCTTTGTAAGGTTGATAAGAGCTGTAAGAAGTATTGTGACCCCAGCCCATATAACTGTGATCTCCTTGTTGTGTTTCATATTCCATGACACTTGCTCTTGTTAATGCTTCTTGGGTTTGTAGTAGTTGTACTAACTCAGGGTTAGAAACTAACTGAGCAGCAGCTCTGGAAGCAGCACGAGAAGTGACGTACCTTTGAAACACTGGAGGTAAGTCTGTAAATTGAATAAGAGAAGTAATGTCTACAAGTATTTCTCCTGAAAAGACATAGGTATGGTCAACTAAGTTATATAGCTTTGCTACATAATCTCCACCAAGAGTACTATCTGCTCTTCTAACAACATCTTGTGTTCTTATAGATTGTCCATCACATATGTCATAACGAAGAACGTCATTTTTAATATAAATATGTCCATTACTTTGTAATTCTGCTGGTTTATGGTATTCAATATTGAAATGCCATCCTTCATTCTGTACATCTATATTTGCTTCTCTTAAAAGGCTCTGAACAAAAGCATGTTCAGGATTGTTTGCATTTAATGCGGCAGCTGGTGCCTGTCCTATACTACCCAATATTGAGTTTACTGCGGATAGTTCGGTATCGTATGTTGCGTATTGAGTAGTCATAAAAAAAAAGGGAGCCGAAGCTCCCGTATAAAAAATAAAAGTTTTGCTTATGAGAATGCAGCAGGCGCAGATGAGCCAACATATAATTCTACACAGGCAGCAGGATTTAAGTAATCTGCTCCCATAGCTAGACGTCCTAAGATTACGTCTCCTTGGTATACCACTGAGATGTCTCCATTAGTTGTCTGTACTTGAGGTCCGATTGCCTCTACAACTCCGGCTCCTTCCTTTTGGAAGATAAGACCACATGATCCACCGAACATTTCGGATGTACCATAGTTGTTGTTAACTCCAGAACGTCTCCATGTAGCACCATTGGATACAGCAGATGTGTTTCTACTTGCACCAGCAGTAACAGTAAAGGAATTACCATTTGTTGCTACAGTTGCTACATTGTAAGTACCTGAAGAAGCAGCAGATCCACCAGTAAATGTGATGTCTACTTTAGAACCTACAGAAAGTCCATGACCAGTACTTGTAATAGTTATAACTGTACCAGCAGCACTATCAGAAGAACCATTAGTTTGCTTGTAAGTAGCTTGAGTACCAGTTACACCGTACATATCTTCAGCACCAATAGTTGGTCCAACGAAGTCTCCAGCATTTGTTGGAGCTGAAGAAGTACCAAACTTACCTAAGAAAGGTATGTTCATAGATTTGTAGATCTTGATACCAGCTATCTCTACAACACCTTGTCCAGACTGTAAAGCTGTACCACCAGCATCTCTGTTGATTAAACCTGTAGCAGCAACAGTAGAATCTGTAGCATTTATAAGTGCATAGTATTGACGAGGGTTAAGGACAGCAACTCTACCTTGAGAGCTAACACCTTTTTCGTCTAAAACTGCAGCAGCTTCATAGAAAGCATTTACTAAGTTTTTAGCATTTGTTGCATTAGCAATGTTGTTTGTAGAACTAACTTCAACTTGAGTTCCACCGGGTTCTACAAAGCCTGTAGCAGAGATTGGAGATGCTTGACGAGCACCTTTAGCTAAAGCTCTAAAGATCTTACGGTCATAACTCTCAGCAAGAGCATAACCGATCTTTCTTGAAATTTCTCCTCTCAATTCGTAATGAGCAAGAGTCTCATCTAGGTCATACACGAATGCAGAACTGATGAGTAGGTCGTCCATAACAATAGACTTTTCAGCAACTGGAGGTGCCTTGTCAGCATTACCTAAGATAGGTGTTCCGGGTTGGTGATATGAACTTGTCATACGACCTGTATAAATGAACTGCAATGATTTGCCGTTCTTTAATGTACGCTTAGTGACTAAATCACGAGCGATTGTATTGTGTTGGAAGCCTTTAAACATCTCCCCACTGAACAATTTAAGGTAGGTCGCGTACTTATCAGCAGCACCGTCATACCCTAAACCAGTGGACAGGTTAATTCTACCTATTCCAACTTGATTAGTATTCATTTACCTAAAATTTGAATGTATATTTACACCTACGACGTCGTAAAAAGTTGTCAGTCTTATTTGGTCTAGCGTGAGACTGCACGCTTTGTGGTCTGTTTCCCACCGTCGACGGCTAATGGTATCCTCCTCGGAGGGCAAAAGCCAAATTGAGTAGGGAGGAATCGAACCTCCCTGAATCACCTATTTGATTACTCTTGTGTAAGCAACGCCACGATATACGAAAGTAACTTTCATGTGTCATCTCCATATACCAAAGCCCCGTTCCATGCTTTGGATTCATGCGTCCCCGTAGGGATGAACGGACGTGGCTTGTTGTTATGCCAGTGTCTAGTGACACCAGCAATGATAAATAAATTTGTTATTAGTGTTAAAACTGTGGTGAATTTTTTAACCAATTTCTGGTGCTGTTAATGCTATAGATGTTGATTCACTTGAAGCTAAGTCAAGTGGAAAGTTATGAGCATTACGCTCGTGCATTACCTCGAAACCAAGGTTAGCTCTGTTTAGTACATCTGCCCATGTTGGTATGATTT